ACCTAAAAGTGCCTATTAACTATCAGTTCACCTGATACTTAATTACCCATTTACCATATATACACATACCAAACTATATTACCTAAACCCCATATAAAACCTAGCACCTATTTATATTGTTTGCTTCATTCACAAAGCAATAACTCATACAAACTAGAGTGCTGTTGTACTGAAGCGAAGATAGTGCGTGTGTTTTTGAGATTGGTGATGGTGTGTCTTTTTTTGTGTATATATGCACACTCTACAACGCTTCATTCACATATATTCAGTAATATAGAAAGAAAAAGTTGCTCTATTGAGCAACCAATTCTTTCATTACTTCTCTGTTCAATCCGGAAGTTGAACTATCTTCTCTTGAAACTTTTTCAATGTTTTTAGCTTTGGTTTCTTCTTTGATATGTTCTTCATACACACCATCCTGTGATGTTTTAGCTTCAATATTTGCTTGAGCTACTTCTTGAGCTGTAACATTAAGCTGATTTTTAACATATCTAGCTTTAATGCGTTTTCTCATAAAGTCTAAGTAACTGCAATCAAAGTTGAAACCTTTAACAGTTAATACCAATTCATCTTTTTCATCCAAACCAATGTTGAATGTTTGGAATAAACCTTGTTGTTTAAGGTATCTTAAAATACCATACCAAGTATTTAGGTAATGACCTTTTCCATTTACTATTGTAAATGTCTTTGCTTCATTGCTTTCTAAATAGGTTAATGTCAGTTCTCTGTGAACCCAACTGAATAGGTTGAACTCTTTTTGATTTTGTTTTTGTACTGGGTTTTGCATAATGATAGTCCTTTCTGGGTTTTACCCTTTTTCTTATTACACGAAGCATTATAAGCGGATAGGCATAAAGGCAATTTGTACGGAGTTGTGCAATAGACAACGATAAGTGTTACCAAACTTAATATTACGAAGTAATGTTAGGTTTTGTAACACTTAAAACAGGTCTATAGCACAAAATAGGAGTAGCGATAATGCGGAGAAATAAGAAATAGGGTAAAAACCCATAAAAAGGACATTATTATGCAAAACTAATAAACTTTTTCTTTTTATGTGAAACCTATTCTGTTGAGTTCATCTACATAGTTTGATATTTAGAAAGCAATGTACTTTAATATTGTTTTTCTTTTATTATTTGATACCTAAATACTTGGTAGCTGTTTAATCTTTGGTTGTTATCTTATACAAACCTATATAAGCTATACACTATTATATGTTGATACCCAAAACATCACAAGATAATACAACCATATACAAGACCAATGTCTTTGCCCTCGTGTAATGTTTCTTACAAAGCCATAGGTAGGGGTACTCCCATTATAAGAGCATATATATAACAACAATTACCCATATATCTCCGGCACTCAAAAACGCAAAACCCCTGACTTTCGTCAAGGGTAAAACACAATATATACCTATATTATAGCATATTTAGCATACAATTTCTTGTATTTAGCTACATAAATTAACATAAATTAATATAAAGTTTATGCTATACTTTACAAAAAGGAGTACACAAATGAGTTATGGTGAAGAATTAATAAGGAGTCAGAAATCAACATCTAATAACGTTTTACTTTCAGGTGGGAGAAGCTGTAGTTATAATTTTAACGGAACTATAATTACTTTCAATTCTTTTGAAGAAAAAAGGCAGTTTTTAGCTGATATATTTGGTGTTAAAACTGAACAAGTTAAAATAGATAATGACGATACTAGCTCATCTAAAGTGGAGATTATAGAAACTGATAATGCTAAAGAGAATAAAAGTATAACATTTGTAAAAGGGCTTACGGGAAATAAATTTCCTAGTGGTGCTATAAAGTGTGTTATTTATAAGGATGAAATTATAAATAATGCTGATAAGAATGGAAGAATTGAGTTTTGGTTAAATACATCTAAAAAAACTAATATGGTTTATGGTACTTTAATAGAGTAAAGTATATATCTCCCGACCTCTACAACGCAAGACTAAACCACCTACCGAAGTAGATGGTTAGCCATTGCCAAAAAAGATACTTGAATATATTACTATTATACCCGAAATTAAATTGTTTATCAATAAGTTTAGTAAGTTTATTAAGAAAAATAAAGACCTCTAAAGAAAGGAGAAACTAGAGGTCTGTAAAATAATTAAACAATTAAACAAAATGGAGAAAACTAAAATATCAAAAAATGACAATATTATCATACACTATACTTGATTTTAAATAAATTTGTTTAGTGTTTTTGTAAACTTTTTGTTACAAAGTATATCAAAGTGGTTACAAAATTTTATCACAGGTTTTATTATGAATATATAGCACAGACATTCGAGTAGTTTTACCGTAAGGGCAGAAATGCACGAAAGAAATTGATGTGTTCTTGGGGGAAGATTTGTAATGATTATTCATTGTAATATGCGATTACGCTCTGATGAGATATTGTTTCTATACGACAATGATAAATACATTAGAAGAAAGTTGTACTTTATTAATGAATGTCCTGTATGCCAAAAGCCGTTGGCTATGTTAGTACAAACAAGAATTTCTGATAACAAGAAATTTAAGACTATGTACAAAAAAGAAGCCGCTTTAAATGCTTTTGAAAAATACTTACAGGAAACTAATTACAAATCTACTGATGTTCCTAAGACATCAGGTGAAACATTCGGTCTTTGCTACGGTGAATATACCGAGCAAAGACGAAATGGCAAAGTTGTAAAAATAAAAGAGAAAGCAAAAGATTTCTTTGGTAATGCTAAAGTTTTAAAAGTGATAAACACATAAATTAAATTACTGATTATTTTTTATTGTTTTTTAATAAACCACCTTATTGGTGGTGTTTTTTTGATAATCTATGGCAAAAAAAAAAGACGAACAAATCAAAAGAGCTGTTACGGCTCAAGAATGGCTTGAAATAACAGCACTTTTTCTAAAGGGAGAAAGTGCTGATGCTATATGCAAAAAATACAAAAATACAGATATTACTCCTACTAAATTGAAATACCGTATGAAAAAAGATGGTATCACTTGGAGAAAAGAAAATATAGCAACAGAAGTTAAAGACAAGATTTGTGAAGAAATTGTTGACGATAAAGTAAAAACAGTCAAAAGAATTGTCAAATTATATAACGACTCGTTAGATGTCATATCAGACATTTTACAGAATTATAAGAATGAAGCAATGTTAAATCCTGCAAAACCGAGAGCAACAGCATACAATTTAGACCAGTTATCAGGTGCTTTAAATAAATGCCACAATGGTCTTAAAATGGCTTTGGGAATAGAAGATAAACCGGAAGACGCAAACAATGCACCTCAAATTAATACTATTGTTGGTATTGATATGGAAGATATTTAATCCGATACTACAAGTAATATTACTTATAGCACTAACATTGTGGATATATAATGCAAAAAGCAATAATTCTAAGTAATGTTGAAACTACAGAAGAAGAATTCAAACTTTTGCGAGATACAGATGTTTATAAATTGGCATTAAATTATCACGCTTCTAAATATAACCCTGATGCAAGAATATTTACCGATTATGTTGATTTAATTAATGTCCATCAGACGTTTCCTAATGACGCTATTTATACGGTAAGGTGTAAACCTTTAAGACCAATAAAGAATGTTGAAACAGTAGATATTGAGTTTAAAGGTTCAACGATAATCGCAGCAATAGATTTTCTGATTAAATGTAATACTGAAAATATCCTATTGGTTGCTGATAACACAGTACATTCGCAAAATTTCAGGGATGAGATTAATAAGAATATTTTAAGTTTAAAAACTAACATGCACATATATCAATTCAAAGTCGGTAACTTTCCGTTACCGACTGTCAATGTAAGAGATTTTTTATGGAATATATAGTCGAAACAGAACAAAAATCACATAAACTAACATCAGAAGAAAAATTGTCTTATGCTAAACAAATAGCAGATGACTTTGAAACGTATGATAATGCACGCAAAAAGGTGCTTGAATACGCAAAAAGACTTGAAAAAGAAGTTTATTTTAAGAATTCTTTTATTCCAAAACAAGAGGGTAAACTTGATTGGAAATCTAAGATTAAAATGTGCAAAATGTTTATGTATTTTATGACATATAAGGCATTTATATGGAAAAATACATATTCAGGTGTAAATTCTATGTTTGATGTTTCAGGTCAAACTATGGAAGCAGACAATAGTGCTAATCAACAAAAGGCAAACTTAGTAAAAATATTAGAGGATATGCAATTTTCAACAATTTCTGATGAAGTTATTGAAAAATCCCTGATATATGGTGAACTTATTTCATTTTCTACTTGGAAAATAAAAGAAGAAGAATTCAGAAGACCTATAACAGTTATGGAAACTTTATTCCAAACTGATATTACTAAATTGCCTAAGATTATAGCAGCAAAAGCACAGGGTAAAAATTACTATACAGAAACAAAAGAGATATATAATAATGCAGATATTACACCTGTAAATCCTGAAGATTTTGTTTTTGATGCTTCACAAGCAGAAAATAATTTTGATAGTTGTCCTAAAATTTACAGAACTTGGAGAACTGTTGATGAAATTGTAAACAATAAGGACTACGAACTTTCAGCAGACCAAAAAAAAGAACTTCGTGGTATGGTCAAAGAACGTGATAATAGCGATTTGTATGACCAATCTAACAAAGACGATACACAAGTTGTAAATGGCTCTACAATTAAAGTTTTAGACTTTTACGGTACATTTACACTAAAAGACGGCTCAACGCTTACTAACTGGCACGCTGTAGTTATTGCTGACAGATTTTTAGTATTATTTGAAAAGAATAAATATATTATAAACCCATTCACTTATGGCTGTTTGGTAAAAGACCCTGCAACAAAAAGAGGTATTTCACCTCTATATTCAGGTCTTGATTTGGCTCTTGTTCAGGAAAAAATGCTAAATCAAACAGTAGATTTGCAATCTTTAAACGAAAATAAACCATTATTAGCACCAAAGGGGTTCTTTACTGATAAAGAAATAGAAATGTATCCGGGTAAAATTATAGAATTTGACCAAGCTATTTACACAAGCAGTTCTGTAGAACCTATTAATTTTGAAGCATCTATCTACAATGACGATATTCAGTATATTTCAGAAACAATGTCTGAAGTTACAGGTATATTCCCTAATATGATGGGGCAAGAAGAAAGTTCAAGAAGAACCGCAACAGAAATATCTACAAAAGTTCAAGGTCAAACTACACGTTTATCTATGACATTAGATACAATTCAGCAATATTATATTATACCTGCCGTAAAAAATGTTGCTAAATTAAATGCAAATTTCAAATTTGGCAAAGAAACAATCTTCTTTAGTGCAGATAACAAAAAAGAAGAAGTTGAAATTGATGATGCTGTAAGACAGGCGGACTACAAATATACATATAAAGATAGAAATGCTATCAATGAAAGATTTAATTATGCAGATATGGTAATACTTGCTATTGAAAGATTTGCTAAAGCAGGTGTACCACTTGATTATAAGACTACATTTACTTGGTATTTGGAACAAAAAGGTGTTGAAAATCCTGAAAAATTCTTACAACAGCAGGTGGAAATACCTTTACCTGTTCAACAAATGCTATTACAAGACCCACAAGTACAGCAAATGTGTCAACAATTTATGGCTCAACAGCAACAAGGATTAGGTGAACCACAAGCAAGCCCTGAAACTGAAATGAAACAGGTTGAGCATTTTAATCAGAGTCCGTCTGAAACCCCTATGGTGATGTAATGAACAGAGATGAATTAACTGCTAGATATAACCTTGTTACTTCTAACGAATGGCAAGGTATAAGACAACGATTATTAAATGAAATCGTATTAAAGAGCCAAACAAATGAACCTGTTATTTTGCAAGGTATGCTCAAAGTTATTAATACGGTTGACTCTTGGGAAAAAGACTTCCTTGATGCAAAGGAAAAGTTTAATAGGGAAAAATAGGAGATTTTATGGAAGAAGATTTAAACGTATCAACAACCGTTGATACTTCTTCTGATGTTGAAGAAACTTCTAATGTCGAAACTGAAAGCACTACTGATGATGAAATCAGTTCTGCTTTAGATGAAATCGACAATGATGTTGAAGACACAAAAGAAGAAAAAACGGCTGATGCAGAACAAAACAAAACAAGTACCGAAACAAAAAAAACTAAGGAGAACAGCATTGACTGCCCTGAAAAGTTTAGACGTGAAGATGGTACACCTGACGTAGAGAAGATTTTAACATCTTACAAAGATTTAGAGTCTAACTTTACAAAAAAGACTCAAGAACTTAACGAGCAATTAAAGAGTTATCAGCAAGCACAAGAACAAGCTAGAATGGCTGAATTGCAACAAAAAGGTTATGAGTCTGAAATTGATTATCAGTTAAAAACACAAATTGCACAAAATTTAGCAAATGGCTATATGCAATATGTAAATTTAACTGAAGAACCTGATTATGTTCAGAAATTGCTTTATGCGTATGCTGCCGCACCAACCCAAAACCTTTTAGAAGAAATCGAAGACAATTTTGGTATTGATGTAATCAAAGAGGTAACACGAAATAACGACAGATTTGCTAATTCGTTAGCTAGTCAGTATCAGGCACTGCAAGCACAACAATATAACGAACGTATCAGTAATGAAGCTACAAACTATGTAAATGCTGCATACGAAGCATATCCTGAATGGTTTGAAAGACAGGAATTTGTTGACTTTTTTGCAGATGCACTAAAAGTCAAAGGCGATAGTTTTCAGGCTTCTGCATTTGTTGACCATATCCAAAAAATTTGGGATTTGGCTCAAAAAACTCTTTTGGCAGAACAAGCTGCTAAAAGAGAAAACAGTTCTGCAATCAGTTCGTTAGTTACTCAAACTCCTAAAAGTAGTGCTAAATCTTCTACTTTTGATATGAACAACTGCACTGATGAAGAACTGGCATTGGAAATAAGTAAATTAATTTAGGAGATTGAAAAATGAATGATGAACAATTAATGATACAAACGTTTACGCAAGCGTTTAACAAATATCTGTATGATGAGTGCGTTGTTGCTAAATTAGCACATACAGAATTTAGAGATAATTTGAGAAAAGGTACTGAAATAGATATTATTATGCCTGCTCAAGTATCTTTACACGACTTTACCGGTGGTGAAATCGGTGATGCAGAAGAAGCAGCAAACTCTGTTGCAAAGGTAAGAATTGATAAGGCAAAATACTTCCACTTCTTTATTGATAAAGTAAAAGAAGACCAAATCAAAGCTGCACCTGATTTAAAACAAAAAGTTAAATTAGCAACTGAATACTCACAAGATGCTATTAAACAATTTGCTGCTGCTGTTGATGGTGCATACGCTGCATTATTCCCATTAGCAGGTCATTACATTGATAATAGCGGTTCAGGTTATACGCTATCTGCAACTAACGTAAGAGATATGTTTGCATATATGCAAAACGAATTCAAACGTGGTGATAGAAACGGTCATACAAACTGGGTTGATGGCAAAATGGTTGCTATTGTTCCGCCTGAATTTGAATTTTTCTTAGCAAAACAACAAATGTATGACTACGTTGAGTCAGGTCATAAAAAAGTTGAAAAAGGTTTTGTTGGAAAAATGTCAGGTTGGGATATTTTGGTATCTAACAATGTCGCAACAACAGGAACAGGTGCAGATAAGTTCTACTACCCATTATTCGGTCAAAGAGGTGCAACTCTTGCAGGTGGTGTTCAAAAGAAACTTGATATGAAATCTTATGTACCTGATAAACGTTTCGATACGTTCTATAAAGGTTATGGTATCTACGGTGTTGGTGCACCTAGAGCAGACCTGTTAGGTTCAATAAAAGTTAAAGCAAATCCAACTATCGGTGAATAATTATAAGGAGATTTTAAAATGGCTAGAACAGAAATAACAATACAGTTACCTGAAGTAACTAATACAGCACCAACAGCAGTAAAGGCTGTAACTCCTACCAATTTAGATACAACTAATGGTATGAAATTGAAAAAGGCTGCTGAATGTATGAGAAATACATTACAATTACACATTAATGCAGGTGCAGCAGGTACTATTACTTTTAAAGCAGGTGATAACTACCCTAATGCTTTAAGAGGTGATAAAACTGATGTGTTGGCATCAGGTGTTAATGTATTATTAATACAAGACCCATCTCAATTTACTAATAAAGATGGTTCAATTAATTTTGACTTGTCAACAGGTTTAACAGGAACAGTTTATGCTTCTGCAAAACCAACCGGTATTGGTCAATAGTTTACATGGTAGGGGTTTATCCCCTACCTTTTTAAGTATTTAGTATAGGAGATAAGCAATGAGTAAAAAAGGTATTACAATTAGAAATAAAAATACAGGATTTATTTTTTACGGATTAACTGAAGAAGCAGTAAAAAGTTTAAAAAATAGCGACAGAGAAGATATATTTGAAATTTTAGATGGTGATTTTAAAATTGAAAAACCAACAGAAAATATACCAGTAAATGCAGATAATGTATTAAAAGGTAATTTTGACGAACTTGAAAAATTAAAAATGGAAGAATTAAGAGCATTTTGTGCTGAAAATGAAATTGATATTAAAGGTTTAAAATCTAAAGCAGACATTATTGCAAGAATTAAGGGTGAATAATGGCATTAGAATTTGTCGATTTATATAACAAAGTAGCCGAACAAGCGTGGTCAATGTATGATGCTGATGCAGAGTCAGTTGAAGATTTTGAAACAGGTTTAAAATCTTCTATCAATAAGGCATTGACTGAATTGTGGTGTTCTTATGAATTTCCGTTTAGAGTTAAGAAATACACTATAAAAACAAAAGTAGGTGTTAATTCTTACAATATGCCTACGGGTAATATTTATAAAAAAAGTGTAAACGGTGAAAAGGTTTACTCTGTAAAAATAGACAAGGATTATTTAGAATATGCAGATAACCTTGACACTATTGAACTACAAAACGGAATACCAACACAGTTTGAAGTATATAATGACAAATTCTTAGTAAATACAAATCCTGATGATGTTTACACAATAGTAATTGAATATCTTGAACTTGCTATTGGTAAAAATGCTGACGGAGATAAAATATACGAACTTGCAGAAGATGATGATTATATCGAAGTACCTGAAAAGTTAGAAAAACTGTTTAAAAATGCTCTTATTACAAAGTCTATGTTATATGCTATTGCAGATAAAACAGACGAAAACTATGCAGGGTATTTAGAACAGTACGAAAATGCTTATAAAACATTAGTATCATACTCTATCGGTATCGAAAAAGACAAAAGGATTATCATATAATGGCATCAACAAATGTATCTCTTATATGTAATAAATTTGCAGGTATCAGAAAAAGAGATGCTGTCTTTTCTGAAGATGCTATATCTTGTTCAGATTGCCAAAATGTTGAACTGTTTTATACAGGTCTTAACACAGGTATTGGTATAAGAACATCCAAAGGTAATGTTTCCATATCTGATGAGGTCTTTTCTGACGGTGAACAAATAATAGGTATGTTTGAGTCTAACCAAGACGGACATACCTATTTATTAGTTTATACAGAAGATGATACAGATGGTAAATTATATACATATAGTGTTATTTCAAGCACTTTGACATTATTAAAAGATGGACTTTCTTTAACAGGTAAGGCTTGCGGTACTGATTTTGCTCAAGGTGTTTTAGATATGTTCTGTTTTAGTAATGGTGTCGATATTGTTTATTTATACTCTGATACAGATACTCATTCAGGCATACAGGTAGATACAGGAAGCCATATACATCTTGTTGATGTTGAGGGTAATACTGTAAGCGGTTTGGGTATGGTTGCTTTTGATAATAAATTATGGATATTTAATGATAGATATTTGTGGTATTCAAAGCAAGCAGAATGTCGTGTATTTGATTTTCAAGATGCAGATAAACCTGAAGCATCTTCAGGATTTATAATATTAGTAAAACCTATTACAGCAATACACGAATATTTGGGTTCTTTGGCTGTATTTAATAAAGACAGTTCTCAACTTATCAAAAAGAATACAGAAACCGTTTATGAAGTAACAGAAGAAAGTCCGGGCGGATGTGCAAGTTATAACGCATTGGAATTTCACGGAACAGATTTATACTTTTATGATGATACTAAAAAAGGTGTTTTCTCGTTTCAACAGGTTGTAAACGGTGATAAAACATTAGGTCAAAATATTGCATTATCTATTCAAGATGAATTAACAGAACTTGATGTAAAAGATTTATATAAAATAAGAACAAAATCTGTAGTAACATCTGACAGAAACGAAGTTTGGTTCTTATTGCCTATTTCAGATGATAACGATTACTCAATAACCCTTATATTTGATTATTTAAGAGGTGAATGGGTAAAGAGAAAAAGCCAAAAAATTAACTGTATTGTAGTTCATAATGGTTACTTATATACAGGTGGTGAAAATATTTATGTAGAATATACAGGTAATAAATTTAATGGTGAATTTATAGAGTCGTATTTTCATTGTACACCTATGAACTTGGGTGAAGATAATAAATTAAAGATATTAGTATTTCCACCAAGAGTTACAGTAACAGCAGATAATACAACAGATTTTTGTGTTAAATATATCAAAAACTATGACTTCTTAAAGAAAGTTAGAACAAAGGTTATTAAAACAAAAGCAATAAAAAATGCTCTTTATTGGGATAAAGGTATTTGGGATGTTAATTTTTGGGCTAAGAGTGCTGTAAATAGCATTTATAAATTAAGAAGTGCAACTTTCAAAACATTAGAAATACATATTTTTGCAGAAGAAGATGGTCAATCTTTTGAAATAAAAGCATTAGAATTTAGTAAAATTAAGGTTAAACAAGTATGATTTATTGTTATACACCTTTTGATGATGGTTTTCCTTATACTGAAGCAGAAGAAATGTATGAGAAAAATAAAGAGTCAATAGGAGATGATAACACTTTTGAGGGGTTATTGAAAGATACTTTATTCTTTGCTTTTAAAGAAGATGAAAAATTAATAGGTTGTATATATTATTACACGCTAGAAGATAATTTATGGTACGTTAATGCGTTCGCAGGTAGAAAGACTCATCTGACTAATTTAAAGTGCCTTAAGTGGTCATTAAACGGTTTTCAGAGCGATATATATGCTAAAACACATCATAAAACAGCAAAATTATGTTTAAACAAACTTGGTTTTGAAAAAATAAATGAGAATTTATATAGATATTCAAGGAGATAATTATGGGCGATAAATCATCAACATCAACAACTACAAGTAATAATGTAAATCAATACAATGCAAAAATAAATAGTCTAAGTCCATATTCACAAACTACGATAACACCGGTAAAAAATGCAAACGGTAAAACAATAGCAGTAAATTCAACACAGAGTTTTGTTCCTAATACACTGTATGCACAGGGCTATGATGCAGGTAACAGAGATTTTAACCAATTTTATGACGAATGGAAAAATCCATCATTAGATAGTGTTACTAATCAAGCAAGAATTGCCGCTTATGATAAAGAAATGAATAAAGGATTGCAAAATGATTACTACAATAATATTTTAAATCCTCTTGCAAATAGCAATATGTTACGTTCAAGTCAAGCAACTAATATGTATAACAATTTAACAAATCAAGCCCTTGAAAAACGTAACGATTTTACAAATAACCTTTTAGCACAGTCTGAAGAAAATGCTTATAACAGATTAAAAGCATTATATGATGCTTATGCTCAAGGACAAGCTGCAATGAGTGGTGATTTAAACTCTGCTATTCAAATGGCTAACGGTAATTCAACATCTAAAGGTTCAAGTACAACAACAGCAGGTTAATTATGGATTGGTTAGAAGAACAAAAAAGACAAAATGAATTGAATAGACAAAACCTAATTAATTCCTATAGACAAGGAAGAACAGGTGATTATTTTAAAAATACAGCTTCTGTTATAGATAGTGGAAGCAAATTGTTACAAGGTGGAACTAATGCTGCAAATTTTGGTCAAAAAGTTCAGGATTTTGGTAGTAAATTAGGCAGCTATGATAATTCTTTTATAAAAAGTTTTAGAAACAATGTTTCAAAAGCAGGCGGAATAGGTACACTTACAAAAGGATTAAGTTCAGTAGGTGATATTGCTAATGGTGATTATATTAAAGGTGGACTTGGTACTGTTTCAACTGTTGCACCTTTATTTGGTGGTGCAGGAATTGGCATAGGTTTAGCAGCAGATTTAGGTTCTAAATTATTTGATATTTTTGGTGGCAATGAAAAAAATAAAGCAATAGCTATGGCACAAAGTCAAAAAGGTTTAGAAAATATCCAATCTTTTAGTAATCAAATAAAAGATGAAAATGCAAAACAACTTGAACAACAAGGAAATGTAATACAGCAACAGTTAGCCCAAAATTCAGGTATGCAAGACCTTTACGGTGCATATCAGGCAGGGCAACCCACTTATGATGATTATATTAAAGAAATATATGGCTTATAGGAGATAAAAATGGCAGTAGATTTAGAAGCGTTAAAAGGTATTCTAACAGATAAATTAGGTGGTGGACAAATCACAGGTGGTGCTGCACCGGTTATAAATGGTGGTGTACAACAAACAGCAAGCCCTGAATTTGTATCAAAAATAACAGGTCAACAACAACCCGAATTTTTTGACGGATTAAGACAGCAGACACAAGACGTGATTTCTCAACCTGTAGGTTATGAAGCAAGAGTGCAAGATGCTTTAAATAATCCTGTAGTACCACAATCACAAACTACTCAAGATATGTCAGGCAAATTGGCTACACTTAGAGATAGTATAGCAGCCGGTATGAGAAACCTTGCAACAGGTTTTCAAGATAATTATAACAACTCGCTTATGCAAGGTGATTTAATGAACGGTGTTACAGGTGAAAACAAAGGTATTGCACAAAAGACAGGTGAACTTTTAGGAACAGCAGGCAGAGTTATTCAAAATCCTGCTGTCGGTGGTCTTATTGCAGCACTTGTTGCTAAAAAAGCAAACCCTCAAGGCGGTTGGAGAAATGCAGGAAATGTCGGTTTAGATATGGCTAAATATCTTGGCAATATGCGTAGTAACCAAAATGTACTACAATCTATGGGATATAATGTTCCAAATGGTGGAATATTTAGTGGTGTTAATGATAACGCTGTTAAATCTATTGTAAGTAACGAGTACAATCAAGGCAGAGTTTACAACGGTGCTGTTAGAAATGATATAAACCAACAAAAAGCAGACCAACAATATGAAATTAATCTTAAAAAAATAGATTTAACAAAATACGGTATTGATGAAAGAACAAAAGTAAAACTTGCAGAACTTCAGGAAAAAGTAACTCACAACAGAGCAACTGAAGCAGAAGCAAAAGCATATCATACAGCAATGGCATCACTTAAATCAAAAGGTTTAGATTTGGGTAATGCTCGTTTTGTATATCAGCAAGAAAAAGATAAACGTAATTTCGATTATAGAACCAAAAAAGATTTCCAAAAACGCATTGATAACGGTGATGTTATAAGAGTTGTTGAAAAAGCAACAGGCAGAACCGGTTGGGTAGATGCTAATGAATATAACCCAAAACAATATAAAAAACTTTAGGAGTTTAATATGCCTTTTTATGCAGACGAAGAATTAAAACAAGAAAATATAGGTTCAGAACACAAAACTTCAGGTTTTATTTCTGATGATGAATTGTTATCAAATGGTATCGATTTGAATAATAATTCTTCTTTTACATCTATTCATAATAGTACACCATTACAAAAATCTGTTACAACACAACAACCTGCTGTACAAAATATAACACAACCACAAAATCAAGTACAGCCACAACAAAATAAAGTTGTAAATAATGTTCAACCTACTGCACAACAAAGTTTTAATTATAACCAATGGGTAAGCGAAAGACCTACAAATAATATCATTGCTAATGCAGGTAAAGAT